CAACTGGTGCTGAATAAGCGACACATATCCATGGTCTCATTCCTAGTCGATAACTAAGTTCCCATTGGCGTCCCAGGTATGCAGCGATACCGATGAGAAAGTGGAACACAATAAGTTGATATGGTCCACCGTTATACAACCACTCGTCGAGGGTTGCAGCTTCCCAGATTGGGTAGAAGTGAAGACCGATTGCGTTGCTTGACGGGACAACGGCTCCCGATATGATGTTGTTTCCATAGAGTAAAGAGCCAGCTACGGGTTCACGTATACCATCTATGTCAACAGGGGGTGCAGCTATGAAAGCTATTATAAAAGCTGTCGTAGCAGTTAAAAGTGCAGGGATCATTAGCACACCAAACCACCCCACGTAGAGGCGGTTATCTGTGCTCGTAACCCAGTCACATAAACTCTCCCAGTTAGTATTTGGTTTTGTTAGTGTGGCTGTAGTCATGTAATTAGAAAGAGTATTTAGCTCCTAGTTTTGTACCGTAGGTGTTGTCAGCATCTTCCACTTGTGAGAAAGATACTTCGCCATAGACACCAAGTTTGTCTGTAGCAGAGATGCTGCCACCAAGCTTGCCAGAGAAATTAGACTCTGAATCAACGCCATCAGCAGCATTAATTGTCTTACCGCCTTGTACGTAGTAAGCAAGCTCGCCGATATTGTTTTCATAACCTATGTGTAGGTCGGTAGCACGAGATGTATAATCTGTGCCAGTGTAGTTAGCGTTTGATTCTACGTTAACATATGGTCCAGCCAATACAGGGCTGGAGAATAGTGTAGCTGCGAGAGCTAGTGTAATTTTTTTCATTTAAAATATTCCGGGTATGATTTGTCCAGTCGTGGCGTATGCTCCTAGAGCAGAGATGATACCAATCATGGCCCAGCGTCCGTTCTGTAATTCAGCGTTGTCGTTCATAGTGTATTCGATAGGTGCTTGAAGTGCAATTACTTCTGTGTCGTTCATTAAATTAATGAATAAGTTGAAGGGCGATGATGAAAGTTCAGGTCGCCACGATAGACTTACGCTGATGCTGGTCCCTTACCACTGTACTTGCTTTTCCATTTAGCAACCTTAGGTGCTTTCCCTGGTAACCAAGGGCTACTAGGATCAGGTCTAGGGTCATCTGGCTTGCCTGGTGGGTGAGCTTTAGCTTTTTTAATAGGTGGTAGTTTTACTGGTCCCTTATGCTTACCGCCTGGGATCTCATTTTCTTTCCATCCGTCTTTCATGTTTAAAACTCCAAGTTGTCAGATCGTTCTAGTCTTGCGATAACATCTTGCCTATAGGCTGGGTCGTTATCATACCTTCTGTCACTCATAGCTGCAACTAATTCTGCTTGGCTACGGTAGACATCTTTTGTATTGGTAGGTGCTTTACCTGTTAACATTGTACCTTCATATCCATTTGAGTTTTCATACTGTGCTTTAAGTCCAGAGACTGCTAGTTTGATAGCATCAACGCTACCTGAATTTATTATATTATCAAAAGCATCTATAGAAGTTTGAGGTAAATTCTCACCAGCCCACTGTACCATATTATTATAGGCTGTCTCTCCACCAGCAGCATTCTTAACTTCATTCACCATAGCAGTACTGATGTCTGCTACCTCTGCTTCTTGTGAAGCTTGTGGTAGATCAGCCTGTACTTTCATATAAGCTTCGACTAATTCTTGGCTACTCATGCTAGAGAACTTTTCTATAGTCTCAGGTGTAAGTTCTCCTTTCTCACTGAACTCATTAGAAGCTGATGTTATTAACTCAGCCGCTGCAGAAGGTTGTGAAGTTTCTTCCGCTTCTTCTGTAGTTTCTTTGGACTCAGCTGGTTCGGAGTCCCCAGCTTCTTCGCTATCTTCATCACCTTTTTCTCCAAGTTTCTTTTGAAGTTCTCCATAGGCTTTTTCTAATTCTTCTGCTGACTTATACTTACCAGCATATAACTGTTCTTGTTGTTCTTGTATCTGTTCTCCTACTTGCAGAGAGTCTTGCTCTTCAGCTGTTAAGGATACACCTTCTACTTCTCCAGCTACTTCTGCTTCTGGGGTAGGATCTACTGTTAATGTTTCTGCCATTTATTCTTGAGGTGGTTGAATCATGTTTGTTAAGTTATCAATTCTTTCTTCAGCTTTAGGATCTTTAGCTGGGTCCATTGCTGGAGAACTTGCTAGTTGACCTGCTTGATCTACTAATGATTGTTGAGCTTGCATCTGTTGTGCTTGCTGCATCTCTTGCTGTAACTGTTCATCAGTCTTAACAAGATTAAGTACATCTATACCTTGTGATGCTGCTAATCGTTTGATAGCTTCACCAGGATTTACATATTTCATTATAGCTTCTGGACCTAATGTCTGAGCTATAGTACCCATGAATTGTGTTAATGCTTGAGCATCCATTCCACGACCTAACTGATTAACACCAGCTACGATGCGTGGTCTTACATATTCTTTAGGTAACTTAGGTATTTGATTTGATCGCTGAAGTACTAGCAGCGTTCGGTCTAGATATGGAATCAAGAACTCAACTGTTAGTAGTGAGAATAATCCACCAAGGGATTGTTCTAGTTCTAACTGAGTCATACGTACTTCTTCTGCTGTAGTACGTTCAGAGTCTCTCACATTAAGTATTAAGAAACCTTCTGAGATTCTTTTCTCTAATCCCATCATCATCTGTGAAGCTGTTTGGAAGTCAGCAGTCTTCCCTACTTGAACCACTCCAACATCTTCCGGCCTACCTTGAATGATAGCACCATTACCAGCTTTGGATAATGTCTGTGGTTTAGTTGTAGCTGAAGGTGATACTAAGAATACTACCTTAGCAGCTACTGCTGACCCTTCGACGAGAGCTTGTGATAGTCCGTTAAGTGATCTAAGATCTCCTAAGAACTCCTCTACTCTACCTCGTCCGTAGTCCTCTCCGTCTACTGTATTGAATCGAAGAACTAACCATGGATTTGCATTCTTTGGTGCTGTACTACGGCTATCAGGGATGATCATATCATCTACTTCCTGATACCAGATCCAGCGACCACTCTTGGGTTCCATCTTAACGCATGTGTATACTTCTGCGTCGTCTTCTTCTGAACCTGCTCCCTGTCTATTAGGGTCGTTAGGGTACGAGGGCTTAGGTTCAATACCTAGTACCTTTCTACTAATTATTTCTTTAGTAACTATTTCGATTACATTACCATCACCATCTCTGTTGACAACATATCTCTGGAGTGGGAAGTGTTTAAGTCCATCCTTACCCATGAAGATAAGAGCATTACCTGATACAATCAGATGTTTTAATGCTTGATGTACTACTACTCTGTCATTTTGTGCAGCAATATAGTCTAGTATCATTCTTTCTATTTTAGAGAAAGATAAATCTAGTTCACTTCTCATTGCTGGATCCATGTCTTCTCCTATCTTATCATCTCTGACTTGTAGTTTGAAGAAACTTGTCTGCGGTGGTAGCAGTGCAAGCATAAGCTTTGCTGCTAATGTAACTACCGCTTTGGCACCTACTGACTGCCAAGGCTGTGTTAAATGTACCTTGCCACCCTTCTGTCTTAGATCATGTTGTACTAAATATGGTAAGGTAAGTTCTGAGCATTCAACAGCTGTATCTAAGAACTGTGATCGTCCTGATGATAGCTGGCTGTATCGTTCACTAGCTTTACTTACCGACATTTGCTCCTCCTGTTGTTGAACCTGTTGAGTCTCCTAGATTAAGATTAATCTTCAAGGCATCTGTTCCTGTTTTCTTACCAGCTGCAGGTCCAGCTTTTTTCTGACCTGTTCCGTAAGATATATCAGCTGTTGTATCAGGATCAACTAGCTCTTTCTTAGTTGGCAGTGGTCTATTTTTTTCTATCCTCGGTGCAATAGCTGGTGGTACTGGCATCGAAGTAGGTTTTGGTGCTCCAAATATGCACATGTTATTCTAATGATTGTTTTACATATTCTACTACACTAGCTTGTCCAGCTCTATACATAATAGAATTGATTTCTTCTTTTGGATGGATGGTTTGAGGTGGAAATTTATTTTCTAAATCTTCAACTAATTTTTCTAGTTTCTCTGAGTTGAAACTAAGCGTACTGTGGGAGATTTGTGTTTGCATGTTCAAAAAAGGCGGGCATACGGGCTGATCTGGTGTCAGAAAGTTGAGGTGCTTTGCCCTCATACATTAATCGGTCACTTGAATCCAGCCAAAAATTTTTGTCCAAATATTTATCGGTAGTATTTATACCTAGTGGTTGAAAGATCCAATTAATCGTGGCCTTCCTAAGTTTGTCCAAAGAATTACTAGGGCGTAGACCCATAGCA